TCACCAGTTGCAGATGATCAGCTCGCCCGACCTGTCCTGACTGCGGCCCGCGCCGCCGACGCTGTAATTGATGTCCACCCGTTTGATGGCCAGACCGTCGAACGCCTGGCGCATCTCCGGGATGTCATTGACCGAGATGACCATGCGGCCCTTGATGCTCTTGGCCAGCTCGGCCATGCGCTGGTACTGGTGCAGGCCGAAATCGACGCCGTACCCTTCCGTGCCCCAATACGGCGGGTCGCAGTACACCAGGGTGTGTTCGCGGTCATATTTCCTGATGCAGTCGCTCCAGTCGAGGTTCTCGATATACGTGCGGCTCAAGCGCAAGTGCGCGGTAGACAAGTCTTCCTCCAGGCGCAGCAGGTTGAGACTTGGAGGGCTGGTCGTGGCCGTGCCGAAGCTTTGCCCACGGACCTTGCCTCCGAAGGCCATTTTCTGCAGGTAGAAGAAGCGTGCGGCTCTCTGGATGTCCGTCAGCGTCTCCTCGGGCGTGATCTGCAGCCATTTGAAGATTTGTCGCGAGGTCAGCGCCCATTTGAACTGCCGGACGAATTCCTCCAGGTGGTGGCGCACGACTCTATATAAGTTGACCAGCTCACCGTTCACGTCGTTGATCACTTCAACCTTGGTCGGCGCTTTCAGGAAGTAGAGTGCAGCCGCCCCACAGAACGGCTCGACATAGCATTCATGACTCGGGAACAGCGGCAGAATGTGTTTTGCCAGCCTGCGTTTGCCCCCGATCCAGGGGACAAGGGGTGTTGCTGAGGTTTGTAACATCTGCAAGGCTCTTTTCATAAATGAAATTCACCGCTACGCTTGCCGAACCGTGGGCCCACGGTGGCGGCCTTGGGGTGACTTGCAGGGCGTTCTGCGGGTCAGCTGACCGGGATTGTGCGTCAACACCCTCCCGGTCGCCGTCTCTACGATTTAGGCAGACTTCTTGCTGCCGTCTTCAATGCTTCTTTCGCAGTGTCCGGGATCGATACGGTCCAGCAATCGGCACAGCAGGCACCAGCGATAAATCCCGCGCCTGGCACCACGCCCGGCACGGCTGCTGATGGTCTCGTCCTCGCTCCCGCCGAATGCTGCATTCGCCAGCTGGTCATGCGCGACAGCCAGTGTCCAGGCGCGCCGGCTGCCGAATGCTACGGCGAGCAGCATCCACAGCCCGGCAATGAGGCTGGCCAGCATGCACAGCGACCAGATCCCGAGTAGTGCAAGGCGCTGTTTCACCACGTCACCTCCTGCACCTGGTCCAGCGTCCCGGCGGCAGCAATGCGGTCCTCGGCGGCCTGGCGGCGGCCGATCAGCGCACCGGACGCCAGCGCATAGGCAGCGGCCTTGGCCTGCACCCGCTCGGCCAGCACGGCCACGGTCAGCCCGCGTGCACCGGCAATCGCCGACAGCAGCGGCGTGTCGGCCCCGGCATCGTGCGCCAGCGCCTCAGCCTCGCGCACCTGCTGCGCCCAACTGGTGACCTCGCCGTCCGGGTAGCTGGCGGCCAGCGCGGCCAGTGCTGCGCTGCATGCGGCATTGATGCGTGCCAGTGCCGCCTGTCGAGCCGCATCGAGCAGCGCGTCGTCATCGGGCGCCAGCGTGAGCTGACCGAGGTACTCGGCATCGGCCATCGCGCAGGCCGGAATTTCCGGTGGCTGGCCGAGTGGGGTCACGGCGACAAAATGTCCGTCGGCGCGGTAGTCGGTCGGCACCGTCCAGACATCGACGGTGGCCGGGGTGGCGAGACGCGGCAGGGGCAGCAGGGTCTCGCCGAGGATCAGGGTATGGTTTTCGATTTTCATGATTACACCTTTACGAGACGGGAGCCGGTACCACCAAACACCTCAGCGTCGTCCCCCAGCAGATACAGGCAGAACAGACCAACAGCATTTGAGTAACCCGCGGCCCCACCGTGCATGGCAACCCGATAACCGGCCGTTTGTTTCGCGTTGAAATAATCGCCATTGCTGCTGTCAGTAACCATATTCGAGGTGGTGCCAGGTACGAACGTCAGCGACAGGTCATAACCCGTACCCTGCGCAGTCGAAAACGTCACCGGCACCGGAAACGGCCCAATTTTGGCGGATGTGGTCACCCAGTTCCGCGTCCCTCTGTTGTCCCAGATCTGGATGCTGTCATCCGGCGCGATACGCAGCCCCTCTACCAGTTGAAACACATTCCCCCACAAACCGGTCACCCCCCGCCACGACGCCGCGAGATTAGCGGGGGCGTTTGTACCAACTGGCGCGCCGCTCAGATGGCCAGGCGCCACCAGCGCCTGACTGTCGGCCCCCCCGAACTCGATCAGGGCCAGCAACTGAATGGCCGACAACTGGTGGTAATTCCAGAGGCTGAACCCGCTGGCGCCGCCCACGTTGCGATTGGCTGCGTACACCCGAACATTGTTGAAATTTGTGGGGTTGAGCGGACTCAACCCTGCAACCGAACTCAGGCTCTGCGCAACCATCGCCCCCTGATACTTGCCGACCCAGAACTGCCCGACCGGCGCCCCATCGACCATGAATGCCGGGTGCAGCGCGTAGCCGGGCAGCGGCTGGTCCGAGATCGACCAGAATCGACGCCCCGCATATGGCCCTGCGGCCAGCGTACCGGTCTTCACATAGAACGCCGGGATGCGGACCATCGCCTGCCCGTCGATCGTCACGTCGCTGACGGCGCCATAGACCGGGTGCGTGTTGAAAAACGACGCATCCGTGACCCGGTCATTGCCGTTCTCGTCGATGCGCCGCCAGGTGCCGGCTCCGCCGCCGGTCTGGGCCAGCACGATGCCGATCACGTTGGCAAACTGGGTTTTGGTGGTGATCCTGATTTCATTCGACCAGTCCGACCAGCCCTTGGCTGCCCCCTGGTGGCGCACGCGCAGGAAATAGCTGTTCTGTCCGGGCTGCAGTTTGCCGGCCGGGGTCACGACCGACGTTTTGTTGACGGTATCGGTCCCGCTGTCCCAGACCGGCGCCGCATAGCTGCCGGCCGCACTGCGGATCTGCCACTGGCTCGCCGCATGGGTGTCGGTCGCGCCCGACACGGCGAACGGGCTCGATGCCAGCGTCGGCTGTTCGGGGATGTCGACCGCGTTCATGGCCGGACCGGTCAGCGTCGGCGTGGCGACGTAGACGAACGATGCAGCGGTGGTGAACGCGCTGGCGGCCGACCAGTCCGACCACAGGCCGGCCACGTCACGGACACGGGCGCGCACCTGATAGGTCTTGCCGACTGCCAGCACGCCGGCCGGCAGCGGGTAGGACAGCCCGGCCGGCAGTTCGCCGGAGTCGTGCAGCACCGCCGCAAAATCCGCCGTCACCGACAACTGGAACTGCACTGCCGCCTGGGCATTGTTGGCCGGGCTGCTGTAACCGGCCAGCGCCAGCGTCGGCCGCTCCATGATGCTGGTGGCAGCAGCAGCTGGCACGCTGAGGGTCGGGGTATTGGGGCGCTGGGCCGGGTTGATGAACCCGCCGAGGCCGGTCGGCGCACCGAGCGCGACCAGATGGTGAATCGTCATCGGCTCGCCGCTGATGTCGAGGCGCAGCGCGCCATCGCCACGCATCGGCAACATGTATTCGTAGTCGGCAAATCCGGCCGGCACGCCATCGCCCTGGCGACGCACCGACCAGCCGCACTCGCGCCAGGTCGTCTGGTAGGCATCGCGGTAGTAGAGCCGCGCCTCGCCGGCATTCAGCGTGCGGCGCAGCACGACGGCACCGCCGTCGAGGTCGGTGCCGATATTGATCGGGCGGCTCAGGTAGAGGTCACCGACGGCGGCCACCGCGTTTGCGGCACCGCGCACGTCGAGGCTCGACCGCGACAGGGTCGCGCCGGCCGTCCAGTCGCGGCCGAGATTCGCGCTCAGGCGCAGGCGGGTCGCCGACAGGATGGCCGACACCAGGACCAGAGCTGCAGTGCCGCCAGCATCAGCCAGCACATAGTAATCACCGACGCGCAGGCTGGCGGTGCTGGCCACATCGAGCGAGTCGTCACCATTGACGCCGCCGGTCACCGGGACCGGCGCGAGGTCGATCAGCGTATAGCCGGGGGTGAACAGCTCGAATGCGACGCGGTTGCCGCGATACAGCCAGTCGAGGCTGACCGCGCGCTGGACAGCCACGCTGCTGGTCGCCTCGACGCCCGACACGCGCGCATCAAGCTCGCCGACGCGGGTGTCCGTGCTGTCGCTCAGCGACGCCAGGGTGGCATTCAGATAGGCGTCGTTGTCGAGCAGCGCCTGATGGGTCGGATTCCAGGTATCCGGGTGGGCGACGCTGCTGGTGGTCAGCGCCGGCAGCGAGGTCGTCAGCGCCGGGGCGTCGGACGGGGTCAGCGTGGTCTGGGTCATGGTGCCTCTCAGTATTCAAAAACGAGTTCGACCTCGAACTCGGTGTCGGGCTCGAACGATTTGGGGGCCAGCACGCGGCGGCCCATCAGCGTGCCGTCGGCGGTGAACACGCCGACCTCGCGCAGTGTGTTGCCGCCGGCCGCCTCGCCGGTCAGGACGCCGGACGCGATCAGCGTCGGGCCGTCGACCTGTGTCGTGACCGGTACGCGCACGAACTCGTCGCCGAGCGCGAAATCGGTCTCCGGCTCATACGGTCGGTCGCTACGGCCGAATGCCATCCACGCGGTTTTCGGAATGGCGGTGCCGGCGGCCGCGGCGAGCGCGACCTGGTGCCGATACGTGTGCGAAACGGCGATAGCCTGTTGAGCCATCAGATGGCCTCCGTTGTAGTGATGCCATTACGGCGAATGGTCAGGGTGCCGGTGAACCACAGCCCCGGCTGGCCGGTCTCACCGCCGAGCAGCCACGTGCCGTCGAGCCGTGGTGCCGCGATGCGGTCCAGCGTGGAGTCGCCCAGCGAGCGGCCACTGGCGAGCGTCCAGCCGTCGCCGAGCGTGGATTCGGACAGTCGGGTGCGGCCATCGAGCCGGGCGAACCTGCCGCCGAGCGTGACCGTGCGTGTGCGCGACCCGCCGAGGCTGGAGCGAATACGCTGGCGCAGGCGGGTGCGCAGCGACATCGCGCCGGCATTGAGCGGCCGGCCGGCCGGTGTGCGTCCGTGCAGGCGGCGGCCGTCGAGCGGCCAGCTGGCCAGCATCAGCGGGGCGTCGTCGCCATCGAGCAGCCAGCAGCCGTCGAGCGTCGTGCGGTTGTGCGCACTCAGACGCCGGCAGCGGTCGAGACGGGTATGCACGCGGCCGCGATAGCCGGTCAGACGGACACTGGCGTCGAATTCCAGAGATGCCCAGATCAGAAGCGACTTCAGATGGCTGCGCACTGGCGCGTACATCATGGCCATGCGGCGGATAGCCCGTTGCTGTTCCTGGGTCCAGAGGTCGGTTCCTACATTGAGCCGGATCGCATATTCGGCCCAGTGACTGAGCGCTACACGACGAAGCGGGATACCGGCCGGAGCCACAAGACCCACACCACCATCCAGAAGCCAGTCGCCATTGAGGGTATGGCCGCCTGCTGCTGTCCAATGCCGGGAGTAGTCGTGGTACTCGATCAGTTCCGAGTCGGGATAACCAATCTTCGCCAGCGCGGTCTTGATCGCCCAAGGTGTGCCTTTATAGCGGTGCAGTTCGATTGCGGCTTTGATCAGTGTTCGGCGCTCGGCGTCGCTGCCGGCCAGATTCCAACCTTCATCTCCCATGACATGGAACTGCTCGGCCAGATGCGGCAGCGCCGTGGCGTTAACGGCATCAACCAGATAGACCAGCAGCGGAGACAGGTCAATATCGCTGATTCGGGCGGCAATCCGGCCCAGAGCCCGGAACCGTTCGTCGCCAGCCAGCGGTGGCGGGAGCAACAGCGCGTCAGCCATTGACTGAGCCCGTCACGGTCAGGGTGATGCCCGTGCAGTGCGCCCACTCGTTCTCGGCCAGCGCCTTCAGCGCCGGCGCGTTGAGGATCACCTGGTACACGCCAGCCACCTGCAGGGCGGCAATTACCTGGCTCGGCACCACGTCGCGGCCGAGACCGGCGGCGCGGTCGGCCTTGTAGGCTTCGGCATTGGCCTGTGCCTGGGCCTTTACGCTGGCGGCGTCGACGTTGGTGTAGAGCACCAGTTGAGCGTCAATCGTAAAGTCGACGGGCGACGGCATCAGGGCCTGCACCTGATCGGTCAGCGGCCGCACGCGGTCGGCTGAGCAGGTCGCTGCCACCAGGGACAGTATGTTCGCGTCGGGCAAACCGGTGACCAGCAGCGGGTAGAGTTTGACCACGCCGGGCGTGGGCGACAGCACCGCCACGTCGACGATGCTCTGGTGAGCCTTGAGGGCGTGAAAGCGGTAGGCCAGACGGCTGCCGGCGTTGGAGAAGGACTCCGGAGCAAGCTTGATGCGCTCGCGCAGCCGGTCGTTTTCCTCCTCCTCGTAGCCGTCGCTGGTCACCGTGGTGTTGGCGGCTACGACCTCGACGTCGCCCAGTTCGTCGACCAGGCTGTTGATCTGGCCGGGCTGCCAGCCGTTGCCGGCGGCGCCGGGCTCCTCGCAGGTCGCGACGGCGTCGATTGACAGCTGGCCGGCCAGCAAGGTGGCGTCGGCGTCGGTGGCGAAAGTCACCGCGCCATCCCCGCCCTCGACACGAGTGCCGGCCGGGATCAGCAGGTTGGTGGCCAGCGCCACTTCCAAGGTGAAACGCAGGGTGGTCTTGGCAGGTTGTGCTGGCAGGCGGGTGACGCCCGCCAGTTCGCCCAGGTAGTCCAGCATCGGCGCGCGGGCGTAGGCCACCAGGTTCTGCTTGGCCGCCTCCTGGATGCCGATGCGCACCAGGGTCTCGCGGTAGGCGATCACGTCGATCAGCAGCCGCTCGACCTGCGCCGGATACAAGGTCTTGCCAGACAGCTGCTCGTACTGCGCCACGATCTCGGCGGTGATGGCGTCCGGGTCGCGGTCGATGAAATTCGGCTCGGGCAGGCTCACAGGCGCACCTCCGTCTCACGTTCAATGCCGTCGCCCAGCTTCCACTGCACGCGCAGGGTGATACGGGACTCCTCAATCGTTGGCGTGACCTTGACCAGCTCGCAGCGCGGCTCCCACTGGCGAATCGCCTCGACCGTCTCGCGCACCACATGCGGCACGGCCTGGTCGACCGGGTAATCCTGGTAGAGGTGCAGGTTGGAGCCGAATTCCGGGCGATGCGGGTCGCTCCCCTTGGGAGTGCGCAAGATCACACGGATGGCCTGGTCGATGTCCACCACGGTTTCGACGATGCCGAAGCTGCCGAGGGCGGGTTGCCAGTGAAGGGAGTCAGATAGCCGGGTCATGCGGCTATCGTGCCGCCATGCCCGGCCGGGGGATATTAAAGGGCTTTAAGGCTTAGTCGAGGCCGTCTAGGGATCCGTCTTGGTCATCTAAATGCCGGTCAACCCGTTGTCTGGCGGCAGCAAGGCTATGCCGCTGAGCCTCTACTTCTGAGTCGCAATCCATGTCAGAGACATCAAACGGGACTAGCACCGTATTATCCAAGTTGTCCTTGCGGACAAAGAACCTAACTCCCCAACGATTTAGATCAGGATAAAAATGACAACTAGGGCTGATCAAGTATCCACGGTACAAAAGCTCCATCATTAACTCCTTAAGACTTCGGATATCTATCTAATGTAGGACACCTAGTGCGAATGGTGGTTAGAGTTGCCGCCGGCATCCACGATGGCCCCGGTGGCGTCGACGTTTCCGTCGACGTGAAGATTGCCGGTGATGGTCGCGGCGACGCCACTGCCCCCCGATCCGGACATGCCGCCCAGGTAGGTGAGTTTCTTCTGCACGGTCAGGTTACCAGTGAACTCGGCCTCCGGCGTATCGACCGTCACCTTGGCGTCGGCCTTGAGCAGGATCTCGGCGCTGGCCTCGACGACAACCTTCTGCACCCCGGAAACCGTCAGCACGTGGCTGTTCCGGTCGTACTCCAGGAGCGCGGAGTCCTTGAAACGGATGACGAACTTGTTCGGGTCGGTAACTGGCGGCATGTCGGCGCTGGAGTACACCGCGCCCAGGATCACACCATCCTCGCCGCGCGAGTCCAGCAGCACCGCGACGTGCTCGCCGTTGTCGTACGTCCAGCAGCACTGATCGTCCTTGGTCTTGGGGTACGCGATCGGTAGCCACATGGTGCGCATATTGTCGACGGCCGGCAGCCGCACGCGGGCAAACCCCGGCCGCGAGGCACTGACCGTGCCGAATTTGACGGAGGCACCAAACTCGTCGAGGGTGTCGTCGTTCATTTCTTTTTGCTCTTCTGCGGCGTGGTACCGACCACCTGTATCTGGCCGTTCTTGAGGCCGTACACCTTGAGGCCTTTGCCCGAGGTCTTTTTCTTTGCGGCAGCGGTGTTGCCTTTTCCCTGCTGCACGCCGGCCACACGCTTCACCTCCAGCTCGGTGGTGTAGCCGCTGCTGCGATCCCGGCGATGGCGAGCCGATTCGATCAAGTACTTGCCGGATAGCCGGCCACAGTCCTCCAGCTGCACGGTGTTGCCTGCCACCAGTTTCGGGTTGCCAATCAGGGTCAGGGTACCGCCGGTTTGCTGCTGGTTTGACTTGTCGAGCGCAGCCTTGGCCTTGGCTTGGGCGGCGGCCTTCGAGCCCGACCGGGTGGACAGCTTCAGGGTGTCACCGCTGGCCGACTGGCCGGAGCGCCGCCTGGTAGTCACCGTGGTCTGGCCAACCGCAGCGACCTGGCCCCCTTTCACGCCATAGACCACCAGTTTCTTGGTCTTGGGGTTGTGGTACTTGACCTTGACCTCGTTGTACACGTCCTTGATCTTGTCACGCAGGCTGATGCTCTTCAGATCGGTCAACTTGAGCGTGGCAGCGATCTTGCCATCACGCAGATCGCCTAACTCGGTAAAGACCAGCTTGCTGCCGACGATCTTGAAGGCATGGCCATATTCACGTGCCAGCCGAGTCAGGAATGCCACATCGCGTTCCTGATACTGTGTCACTCTGTCGATACGGATATCACGGATTTTTCCGGTCAGCGTCAGGCGGTTGCGCTTGGCGATGCGGCCGGCAATTGCGGCCAGCGTGGTGTTCTCGTAAGCGCGGCCGACGCGGGTGCGTACTGATTTCTTGATACCCGTAGCCAGCGCCCGAATGGTGACCGTTGCCGGCGGATGGGCGAACTCGATCTCGTCGATCTCGAATGGACCGACCGGCAACAGGGATTCGGCCTCGTAACCGATCTTCAGCGACAGGCTGTCGCCCTTGCCGGGGTACCAGGCGCGCATCCAGCGGCCGTCTGCGTCCTCCAGTTGCACCTCCAGCTCATCGGACTGGCCGGACAGGTAATCGGTATAGGTCACCGACAGCACATAGGGTTCGATGTCCTCGGTGATGTTTTTATGCCCGTAGGACAGCATGAATACCGGGTGCGGCACCCTGGCTACCGCACCCGACATCCGATCGGTCAGCGCAACCATGGTGGCAGCTCCTCGGACAGGTCGACTTGTTCGATCACCGGGATCGACAACGTCAGGCCGCTCGGCAGCGTGACAGTCAACGGCACGTGCGGGTTGGCCGCGACGATGCGCTCGTACTGCAACGGGTCACCGTAGTAGCGATGGGCGAGCTGGTCCCAGCGCTCACCCTCGGCAGAAATGTGGGTCAGGAACATCAGATCTTCCTCGTCACGACCGCGCCGGCCAGCTTGCTGATGCTGGGCACCGCAGCCTCCAGAACGCCGGCCGCAGCCGACAGTCGGCCAGACAGGTAGTCGATGCGGCCCGTCACATTGCCCACATTGATGGCCGACAGGGCGCCTTGTGCATTGCGCACAGCACCCAGCGCACTGGTGCCGGCACGCAGGATACTGGCTGCCTCGGGCAACTGGCTGGTCAGGCTGGCCAGCACCGGAGACAGCTTGGTCAGCGGGTCAGCCACCTGCTTCATGCTGCTTAGCAAGCCCGCCGCCTGACCCAGTGCTGCCATTGGATTGGCACGCAGACCCTGCGCCAGACGTGCCGCATCCACAGCCACCCGAATCGACGATTGCGCCTGATTGGCGTAGGTCACGGCCTGGCGGATATTGTCACGCACGGCATTCGCCGCCCCGGCCAGGCCAGCCCCCACTGAGGCCACCTTGGCAGTCAGGTTGGCCGGCAACAGCTTGGCGGCTACCGGCGGCAGCTTGGGCTGTACGGCGGGTGGTAACATCGGGTTCTTCTTGTCGCCGACATACTCGCGCAGTGTCAGACTGGCCTCCAGTGCCAGCAGCGTGCCGGCCTTGTCGGTCTGCTTGCTGGTGGCGCTGACATCGGTCAGGACGAACCAGCCCTTGTAATCGCCATTGCCCAGCACCATCGCCATAGCCTGGTGCGCTTCCTTGGCCGTCTTCAGGCGCAGCAGTTCGCGCTCCGGATCGCAGAACTGGGTGTGGAAGGAGAGCTGGATGCGAATCTCATCCAGTTTGTCGCCGATCCACTGCAGGCGCGGCTTTCCTTCGATCAGAGCATGCTCGGCGAAGTCCGCACCAAACTGCGACTCGAAGCCGTCGAAATACGTGATGAGGTCGAACTGGATGTCACCCAGCAGCGCGAACATCAGTAGGCCCTCCGTGCACGTTGAGCGAGCACCCGGTCGATCAGCTTCTCCAGATCGTGCAGCGTGAGCTTCTGGGCGGCCTCAACCTGTCCCTTGACGCTTTCCGGCGTGCCTGCAGGCAACTGAATCGTCGGGCTGTAATGAATAACAAATCCGCCAGCAGCCCCTGCAGCCGCGCCCGTTCCGGCGCCACTGGCCTGACCGGCGCCGAGGCGCTTGGCGGTCGCAGCAGCAGCCGTTTGCGATGCCATGCCGGCGGCAGCCCGGGAGGCGAGTCCGCTCGAGCGGCCGATGCCGATCGCCGCGCCCTGGGCGATGTTGTCGCCGAAACCCATGAACACGCGCGACGGGGATTTGATGCCGAGCGTACTGGTGAACCAGCCCTTGATGCTGCTACCGAACCCGACGATGGCATCCCTGGCGGCGCCGAGCTTGGCCTTGATACCGTTGACCAGACCACCGATCAGCATGCTGCCGAAGTCGGTGAAGTTCTTCGGCAGGCTGACACCGAACCATCGCATCACCCCGGCGAAGGCCTTGTAGAACAGCCCCAGCGGCGACCAGTTGAGAATCGCCCTGGCCACGCTGCCGATGCCACCGGCGAAAATGGTCCGGACTCCGGCCCATAGCCGCTGGAACCACGGTTTGATCGTGCCCCAGTGGCGATAGATCAGGTAGGCACTAACGGCGATGCCCGTCACCAGCAGCCCAATCGGGTTCATCAGCAGGGCTCGGCCAAGCCACAGCACGGCCTGGCCTGCCAGGCGCAGACCTGACAGCAGGTTGCCGGCCAGCAACTTGCCCAGGAACAACATGCCACGGCCAGCCAGCATCAGAGGCGAGCCAAAGGCCATCGCCACTCCACGGCCGAAGGGCAACAGCAAGCGGCCGGTAGCCAGCGCACCACGGCCGAGTGAGACAAATACTCCTCCCAGCCGGCCGATGCCGGCGGCGAGCTTGCCGGCGGTCCCCGCACCGACACCGAACAGTTGGAAGACTGTTGCTAGACGCGGAGCACCACCAAACACCAGAGCGCGCATCAGCGTCCATTTGGCGGAAACTGTGGTGAAGGCGGTGCCGAGCATGTTCAGCGGCGATTTGACGAAGAAGTTCAGCCCCCAGCCCAAGGCGAGCGTGGCCATCTTGAGTCCGATCACGCTCACAGCGAAGCCGGCAACGGCGCGGATCACGCCGGGATGCGCTGCGGCGAACTGCCCGATCTTTTCGATCGTCGGGGTCAGCGTGTTGAGCAGGCCGGTCAGCGAAGGCATCAACGCATTGCCGACCGTGATACCTACGTCGGCAACACGCGTCTTGAAGCGTTCCCACGCCTTGGTAGCGAGTTCGGCACGCTTCTGGTAGTCCGTGTCGATGGTGCCCATCGCCTCCTGGCTACCCATCTTTTTCTTGTTGTCCTGATACTTGTCCCAGCCTTGGCGCATGGCCAGCAAGTGGTTGATGGTCTGGATGTCCTGGAACACCTCATTTAGGCCAAAGCTTTCCATCAGGCGGCGTTGTGCTTCTTCATCCCCCTTTGCGCCGGCCTCCTTCCACTGCTTCATGAAGCCGTCACCTCGGGAGGCAACGAATTTCTGCGCAATCTGCAGGGATGCTTCATAGCTGGAATAGCCGTCCGCCACCAGGGTCTGCATCGACTTCTGGTAGTCAACCCCGGCCTTGCTGTAGGCGTCGATGGTGTGCTTGGTGTTCATGTGCGACAGCCAGTTGCGCAGATTGGTCACCGCCTCATCACCGGAACCCGCACCCTCACGGCCGACTTCCAGGCTGGCAATAATCTGCGTCAGGGCGGCCTGCCCCTTGATGCCCTTTGATGCAAAGGCCGCCGTCATCTCCGGCAGCGCCTTGGCCATATCCTTTAGCTCGAAGCGGCCGAGCTTGCCACCGAAGGCCGCCCGGTTGAACGCTTCCTTGAGCGCCGCGTCGCCCTTGATGCCCAAGGTTTCGGACAGTGAATAGACCATGCCTGCGAGGTCTTTCATGTCGGCATTGGTCGCGGTGGCCACCTTGCCCAGCAACCCAGAATACTGGCCGGCCTTATTGGCATCCATGCCCGCCGCCACCAGTGTGCCCACGCCTTCCAGAATGGCCGCGTGGCCCTGACTGGTGGATAGCGCGGCCTTGCGGACAGCCTCGCCGACCTTGAATTCTTCTTGCTTGGTCAGGTTGCCTGTGATGGCGATGTCACGTAGGCCAGCCTCGAAGTTGGCCGCCTGCTTGACCGCTCCGATGATAGGGGCGGCGGTTGCCGTGGCGGTCAAGTACGTACCGACCATCTCGCTACCGATCCCCATGCGCTGCTGGCGCAAGGTATCACCGCGCGCCAGGCGAGACGCTAAAGCCGCCTGCTTGGCGGCCACGGTCTCCATCGTCTTGCCGAGTTGCTCGTATTGGCGGCGTAACTCGCCAACGTTGCGAGTTGGGTGTGCCATCGCACGCGCCATGGCTTCGCCCAAGCGGACATGCTTCACCTTCAGGTCGTCGGCCACCTTGCCGAGGCTGGTCATGGTGTTTCGGGCTCCAGACAGCGCGGTGCCGAAGCTGGCCAGCATCGTCGCGCCGATCTTGACGCCAATGTAGAACTCACTTGCCATGTGGATACTCGGAACTTAGGATGCAGTTATGAACGTCGAAACCCTTGCCGAAACCATCGCCTACGCCATCGTCGTCGTGCTTGCAGTCGCACTCGGCATCTGGCTGGTCATTGAGCTGCCGCTCTGGGCGGTGCCGTTCATCTTTGGTCTCGTAGCTTTCTTCGGCCTGGCCTTCCTCGGCCCGGTCATTGCAGTGGTGGCTTTTGTCGCTGCAGCTCTCATCAAGGCAGCGGCGTGGCTGATCAGCCATCGCCGTGCTCGCGCTTGATCTGCTTGCCGGCCTCATCTACCCAGCGACAAAAGCTGTCCACCGTCAGCCGGTCAATCTCACTCGGCTGAAACCGGAACCACCGCGCCAGCAGACTCTGTCCCGCCCACAGGTTGTCCGGTGACACCCACGAACGCCAGAAATCGGGCCTTCACCACCTGGTAGTCGGCGGCATCCATCTCATCCAGGTCTTCGGGCACCAAGCCACACATGCGTGCCACACCGTTCAGTTCCAGCAGTACTTCATTACCGCCGCTTTGTTCACCGATCACTTTCAAGTCCCTGACCTTGAGGCGGCGCACGGCGACGGTATCGACCTGTTGGCCGGCTGCTGTGATAAAGGGGTATTGCAGTTTAAGTTCCATGAGGATTCCTTCGTATCGGTTGAACGGAAACGGGAGGTACACGAAGGATTGTCGACGGACGACGCGCGGGGGTCAGTTAAACGGCTTTAACAAATGAAAAAACCCACCGAAGTGGGTCTCAAGCGGAAGTGGGGATGGTCAGCCGCCGATATTGCTGCGATACGTTGCCAGCATGTCCTCGCCACCGACGCGGAAGATGTTGGCCAGGTAGTCCAGCTCCAGCATTTCTTCACCATCGATCACCTGCTTGAGGTAGGTGGCGGTGAAGCTGGAGCCGAACTCCGCGTTGTCGTGCTGCTTGAAAGTGCCGAGCGGGTTCTTCTTGAACATCACCGTCAGGAAGGTGACCAGGCTCACTTCCTGCAGGCGGCCCTGCGCGCCGTAGGTCTCGATGTTGGAGCGGCACTGCAGCTGTGCCGTCTTGAACGGGTTGGCCACGGTCTTGGCCACGTCCCGATACAGCGAGTTCCACTTGATCTCGCCCTCAAGTTTGTCAAATCCGGCCGGCAGTTCGATCTTGCCGACCATGCCGAGCGCCTTGTGCTCCTGCATGATCGCCGACACGTCCGGCAGCTTGACCTCCTCGGCGCGGCCGAGCAGCGAGTTGCCGTTCACGTAGATATTGGCGTTGGTGATGCGGTTGATCTCGATCTTGCCGGCCATGATCAGTTACCTCCCTTCAGGGTCAGCAGATATTCCGAGGTGATCTCGGTCTCAAACGTCAGGCGCTCCAGCGGCGGCGGCACGGTGTACTTGTAGCTGATCAGCAGGTGCCCGTTGGCCAGCTCGGTCTCCTCATTACGCGCCGGGTCAAACCACGCTTTGAAGCCCAGCAGCGCACCGTCGCCGATCAGCTTGCGGCCGTAGCCGTTCACCGACTCCACCAGGGCATCGATCAGCGCCTGGTTCAGCGGCATATCGATGTACTGCTGGCTGAAGTAGCGGATCGACTCGTTGAGCACGTCGCCAGTGCGGCGCACGTTCTCGAAGTTGCGCATGTGGCTCACTGTCGGCCAGGCAGCGGTGCGGTTACCCCACAGCCGGAAGCCGGAGCCGTAGCTGGAAAACACCGTGGTGATGCCCTGTTCGTTGAGCAGGTTCACCTCGGACTGCGGGTCGTCGATCATCGCCGACAGTTGACGCTCGACGCCGGTCACCCCGGCAATCTCCTGGTTGGAACTCGACCACCAGAAGCCCTTGTCCAGGTCGACCTTGGCGCGCAGGCCGGCTGCGCGGGCCGACAGCGGCTCCAGGCGCTCGGCGTTCAGCACCGGGTCGTACACCTTCACGTGCGGGTAGCACAGGCGCACGCGGTCGCTCGAGGTGTTGAAGTTGATGGTGCCAGCCGGGCCGCGCCCCGCCAGCGCCTGGGCGTAGGTGGTACCGATCGGCGCGTCGACGTAGGTCACCGCGCCCAGTTGGCTGGCCATCGCGATGAGCTCGGTCGCCACCGAGTTCTGCGTGCAGAAGGCGGGAGCGATCAGGATTTTGGCGAAGAAGCCGAACAGGTTGTAGGTGTCCTTGAGCGCCTTCAGGCCGGTGCGCACGCCGGCCGCGTCGACCGCGCCGATGATGTCGGCCGCCGTGACCTTGGTCGGGTCGGCGTAGTCGTAGCCGGCCTTGACGCTGGCGCCGGCCGTGAGGCCGCCGCCCTTGACGCGAACGATCTCGCCGGTGACCAGGTTGGCGGTGTAGTCGGTGTCTTTCACGTAGGTGGTCGCGTTGTCGTTGCTCTTCAGCACCAGGTTGGCCACGGCGCCATGGACGAGCTTCACGCGATCGGTCGAGGCGTCGAAGGTGATAGCCTCGCTCGGTTCGTTGGTCTTGTGGATTGCCGGATCGAGCACGTTGATCACGATCACCGTGCCGGCGCCGTGATCGTAGATCGCGTCCAGCGCCTGCGGGATGGTGAAGCCGGACAGCTGCGGGCCGAACGCGGCCGCGTCTTTCTCGGACAGGGTCAGGGTGGTCACGTTGACCGCACCGATCGGTGCCGTGCCGATCAAGCCGATCACGGCCGACTTCACCGTGCGAACGGGACGCGGGCCGCGCTCGACCTCAATGGTTTCCACGCCATGCAAGTAATTTGCAGCCATCGCTTACGCTCCTTTCGCTGCCGGTTCATCGGTGCCGGCGCTGGTGCGCGCCGACGCTTTGGTTTGCTTGGCCTTGTCGTCCACCGGAGTCAGGTACTGCAGGGCCAGCAGGGTCTTGGTGTACTCGTGCTCTTCCGGCAGTTCGACCTCGACGCCGGTGTGCAGCATCACCTCGCGGACTTCTTCGCCCTCCTGCAGCGTCACGCCGCTGGTCGGGCCGCTGTAGCGGTATTTCATGGGATTTCCTCGTGAGTGACTTGGGTCAGGGGTGTCTCGGTGTCGACGTCGGCATCCTCGACCAGCATGGCCTGGGAGGCCACGTCGACCGCGTACTGCCAGATGCCGGCCGACTCGCCCAGGAACTTCTCGGACACGGCCTTGAGCTTCCTGCAGTCTGGAGGGCGGAAGCCCACCAGTGCCCGGCGTACCAAGTCGAGCACATCGACCGCGCCGCCACGGCCATTGAGCTGGCGCAGCACCACGGTGACGGACAGCTTCACAGTGCGGGGCTGGGCAATGTACTGGGTGTCGACGGTGTCGCCGAACTGGCTGCCGAGGTAGCTCACCAGCAGCGCGCCCTTGGGATGGTTGAGCCGGTAGTCCACCGGGCGCTCCGGAAAGTATTCGACAGCCAGGGCGGGTAGCCTGGTGCGCAGGCAGCCCACCACTGCGTCAATGATCTCTAGCGTGGTGGCCATCAGTAGCGATCCAGCAGGTCGGAGCCGAAGCGGCGCGGCCGAGCCCGCACCTTCATCTCGCCCGGCTCCGGGGCGGATTCCCCGGTCGGCACGCCGATGGTCAGCTTGCCGTCGCGGATCGCCTCCAGTATCTGCAGGGCAGATTTGTAGGTGCGGGTGACCGCATCGGGCAGCTCGCTGCCTTCCGGCCGCCGGGCGTACAGCCAATGCCGCGCCAGGTTGACCGTCGCGTCTTTGACGACGGACGGCACCGGGTCGAGCGGCAGGTTGTAGCGGCCGCGCAAGTGAGCGTCGACCAGCTCCTCGCCCTGGCGCACGGCTTCTTCCACCACGGCCAGATTCAGGGTCGGCTCGGCTGGAACCGTGTCGTTTGACAGCTGAATCAGGGTGGCCAGCGGAATCGCCAGCTGCAGGTCGGCAAGCGAGCAGTAGCGCATGGTCAGATGCCCCGCACGATGCGGATCAGTTCGCCAGCGGCCGTTGCCGTATCCCAGGCTGTGCCGTTGGCGACACCGGCGGCCTTGGTGATGGCACGGCCGCTGGCGTCGGACTGCACCTCGGCGCCGGCTGCCACGGCGGCGCCGGCTTCCACCAGGATCACTCCCAGCACGTTGGCCGGGGCCATGTTGTCGACCTCGGTGTCCACCTCCACCACGCCCAACGCCTTGGCGCCATCGGCGCAGACGCCGCCGTCGAAACCGACGAAGCGGCTCGCGGGAAGGTCAGCGATGGCCAGCACCGAGGCGACCAGGATCACATTTTGCGAGGTCATTGCTTGTCTCCTTCACCTTGGCCGGTGGACTGGCCCTTGTCGTCGGCCTTGGAGCCTTTCGTCGACTTCGTTTGCTCGACTAAGGTCAGCGGCTCGGTGGAGGCCACCGGTTCCAGCCAGCGACGCTTCTCGGCAGCCTCGTCGTCACCCATTTCGATCGTGCTGCCTTCCGGGTAGCGTTTGCCGTCGTGATCCAGGTCGATGCCGCGCACGCGGTAAGTCTTGGTGTTCATGGCAGACCTCATGCGTTGGTATCGGCGATCAGGTAGCCGGCGTCGGCGCCGACCACTACCACCTTGTAGACGTCGGTGTGACGCACGTACTCGACCTTGTTGCCTTCGGCGTCGTACTTGTCGGTTTCCGGCATGCCCTTCTTGCGCAGGGTGTAACCGAAGGACGGCACATCGTGGTCAGCCTGGCCAGCACCAGGTTTGGCCACATAGGCCAGCACCACGTTGTCGCCCCAGATGTCGCCCAGCGCGCCTTGGCCATTTGCCGCCAGGGCCTCGCCGACGTAGATATTTTCGAGACCCCAGATGGCCTTCAGGTGCTCGAGGGTGATGAGCTTGTCCTTGTCGGCGCCCAGGGCGGCAGCCAGTTTCGAGTGGAACTTGAGCGAGGCGTAGGCGGCGGCACCGATGACCGCTGTATTCGGGCGCATGCCGGTACGCTGGCGGACGACTTCCTTGCCGTCCTCCACCGCCTTGATCGGGTCGCCGCCACCACCGCTCCACTGGCTGGAGCCGGACAGCGTGACCTTGGCGCCGGCCTGGTAAGTGTTCGGGTTCTGTGCCAGGTAGGCCGCGCGTACCTCTCGACCCAAGTCGATCGCGTCCTTCACGCGGCGGGCCGCCTTGGCTTCTTCGTTGAACATGGATTCGGCCTGTTCGCGGTAGTCCACCGGGTAGGCCAGGTCGTGCTCGCGCAGCACCACGTCCAGGGTGTCGGCATCGTCCGCCGTCATCACGTTGGACTTGGCGCGGATCGCGCGCTCGGTCTCCCACAGGCGGAAGGCGGCCTGCCCGAACAGCGGGATGATGCCGGACTCTTTATCCAGCTCGGCCACCGGGAACAGGCCCTCGCCGATGAATTGCGCGTTGTGGTAGCCACGCGCCAGGCTGGTCAGTACCGGGTCGACGACCCGGAGTTTTTTCAAGCGGTCTGCCATTACAGGCTCCTTGTCAGTCGGTTGGAGTTACAGCAGCTGGCGCACGGCCTGCTCGTAGGGGATGCCCTTTTCAGCCGCCAGCTCGGTGGCGCGCACGTGCAGGTTGAGACGATCGGGGTCGGTAGACTTCTCGGCGAACTCGGCGACATTGGCATCACCGCCCTTGCCGGCCTTGTCCTTGGTGGCGGTCTCGCCGAAGTCGACCAGCTTGGGCATGTCGCCCAGGAAGCCCTTGAAGGCAGCCGCCAGCGGCTGCCTGGCATCAGCCTCGCCAAACTCCACGGCGGTCTCGCCGTCAGCGAAGTCCAGGAAGGCAACCACGGCGCAACGGTGCTTCGGCGCGAGCTTGCCTTCGCCAACGAGCTGCTCGGCATAGGCCAGATGCTCGCCGTGGCGCTTGGCGGCGGCGGCAGATTTCTTCTCGGCATCGGACGCCGCCAGTCGTTGTTTCAGCTGGGCGTTTTCGGCCTCCAGCGCGGCCTTCTCTTCGGGCGTCACAGGGGTGATTTCCTTGTTCGTGGGGTGGACGGGATCAACAGCAGGTTCGGAGAAGGCGGTACGCGGCACGTCGTCACGGTTGGCCGCTTCACGGATGGACTCGATTTCCCAGTTAGGTACTACCGCGTCGGCGGTTTCCTGGTCGAACTTGGCCAGCAGCCATTCGCGCAGGCGCCGCCATAGCGAGGCATTGGTTTCCAGCCCCCAGTCGCCGAACTCGACCACACCGGCTTCGCCCTCGGCGAATGCGGCCTGCTTGAGGCCCTTGACGGCCGGTGGCTGGGCGCCAAGGAAAGCGACGTGGCGCAGGTAATAAACGCCGGGCACCGGGTTATTCGGCGAATCGGGCAGATAGAAGCTGGAAGAGATTTTTTTGAAACGACCCGCGGTCACCAATTCAGCGAAATTGGCATCGACCTGGTGTGGATCGGCGTTGAGACCGTCATGCCCTGCAGCCAGCGACTTCACCCAGCCATAGGCCGGGGCATCATGTCTGGGGTGACCAATGACGATCGGTGCTTCATGCAGGGCCGGATCGTAGGCGCGGGCACAGGCCGCGAGATCGGACTCGGAGAAGTCCAGTACCGCACCAGACATCGCGGTCTGGCGGCCAGGCTTGAAGATGTGCAGGGGTTTGGTCGCGTTCATGCCGTCATGATCGACGGCGAACGGTAGAGGGTCTTTTAATCGACTTTACAATTCCGCGCCGGACTGGAAATGACGCGGGAGAAGGCGGTCGGCTTGCTGGATGTAAAGCCTTTATAAAGCTTTACGGGGCGGCGATCAGGCTGCGGGGCTATCGTTGCGCGTTCCGCGCGCCCCAAAGCCGCAAGAACGGCTAGACGCCAGCGGCGGTTTTCAGGTGACGCAGCACGGTACCGAGTACCGCTTCGCTGCTTTCGGGCTGCAGATCGCCGTCAGCGGTGATGGGCAGATAGGGGCGCGCAGGCAACTCGACTGAGTGGCCACGGCCGGCCTTGCCGCCGAGCTGGTGGATACGGGCGTACTCGGTGTTGCTGCCGATCACCACCGAGGCGGCGTCGTAATCCGTGACGACGGAAGACGCCAGGCGGCCGGACTGCTGCAGCGTGACACCACCCTCGCTGCTGGCGCGTTGGCTGGGCGCCCAGCGCGGCCGACCTTCGGCTTCCAGGTTCTCCTCGACCGCATGCGCCAGCGTGCCGGCGATCTTGCGCATGGCCGGGGTCATGTCGAGCACCGACGATTCCAGCCGCTGTAGCGCCGCCTGCAGCTGGCTGTCGTCGACGGTGATACTGACGAAGTCGCTCATTGCAGTTCCTTTCTAGCCAGCTTGGCCAAGTCGCCGGTATAGCGCCCGAGATCGGGGGCCCACGCAGCGGCGCCAGGGTTGTAGCTCCAGCCCACGTCCGGCGAAACCGTGACCTCACGGCCGGTCTTCGGATCGACAGCGCGGAAGGTGGCCACCTCGCGCTCTTCGCCGCTCTTTGCCGAGACGGCCTTCATCGCGCTGCCCAGTTTGCCTTCAGAGGTTTCGACCTTGACGCCCCGCGCCTTGATGTCGTCTGCCGACAGGGTGGTGACCCGGCAGCGGCAGCCCCAGCCGTTGGGCGGGTAGAACGATTGCCAGAACGGGTCGTCGTAGCGCAGCACCTTGCCGTTCATCGCACGGTGGCTGGGCCGGGTACGGCTGTCCAGGATGGCGACGTAGCGCCAGTACGGGCGGTCGTCGATATTCTCAATCTGGGATTGCCAGCGGCCGGCCATGTAGGTCGTCTGCAGGTTGGTGCGGAAGATGGTCTGCAGGCGCCACGGGCTGCCCAGTTGCACCTGGCTGATCTCGCCAGTTTCCTCGTCGACATGCTCCTGCTTGCCCCACCAGCCCTTGGCCTGCAGCACCGGCGTCAGCTCCTTTTTAAACCAGTCAACGGTCTTGCCCTTGGCCAGGGCCTTTTCCACCGCCTCACGGATGTCCTGCAGAATGTCCAGCCGCGTTGCCTTGGCCACGGTGAATGCTTGGGCCTGGGCGTCTTGCCACAGTTCCTCCCAGTTCCAGGTGATGGCGTAGCCCTTGTTCTTCAGGTACTCGACCGCCTTCTTCGGCTCCAGGCTCATGCAGTAGGCGAGATCCACTTTAGGCATGGAGGTGCCCCCACAGCTTGGCGACGAAGAGGGCACGCGCCAGGCGCTCCTGCAGGCCGCTGGCATCCATCTCCGGATACAGCTCGGCCAGCGCGCCGAGCAGCTCGTCGGGCTGGGCACCGTCTTCAATGCGCTTTAACAGCGGCGCCAGCATCGCCTGGGCGTCGGCGTTGAGAGTGTCGGCCGACAGCACATCCAAGGCGGCGTCCAGCGCGTCCTGGTCGGGTGCTTCCTCGCCCTCCGCAAACTCGGCCGCCGGTACGTCCGGCGTGGCCGCCTCGACCAGGTCGCCGTCCTGCAGCTTGTAGGCGCGCTTGAAGTAGGCCGGCGTCAGCTTGGCCCCGGCGCGCGTCAGCTTCTCATCGCGCTCGGCCAGTACCTTGTCGACTTCTTCCTGCTCCCATAGTGAAAACACCGGCCGGGCACCGTCGTTGAAATTCAGCTCGCACACCCAGCGGATCAGGGTGTTTATCGTCTCCTCGACAATGGCCGAGTCGCCGTCACGGATGTCGCGCGTCACCTCCAGCCCGGCCTGGGCCGAGGCACGGTTGCTGTTGGCCTCAGTGGTTTGGTTCTGGCCCAGCAGGGCGATCGACACCTCGGAGCGGCAGAAGGTCAGCAGTCGCTCATATACCTCGGCCGACCCGGTTTTGCCCGCGGCTTCCTTGATCTCGACGCTGGCATCATCCGGAATAACTGCCACCGCGTCCTGCACCATGGCATCCAGACTGTCGAGCAACTGATCTGTCTCGGTCGGCGTCGCGCTGCGCGGGTGTTTGCCGATAATCCACGGCGAGCCGTATTTCTCGGTGAACTTCACCCAGAACTTGAGGCCCCCCTTCTTGAAGGTGGTCGGCCAGAACACCATGCTGAGGTCGGCAAATCCGTAGGGGTTGTCATAGGTGGCGTCCTGGCGTGGCACCAGAAATTTGCGCGGCGGCAGCGCCTCGCCCTGAATGCTGTTGTGCCGGGAACGGAAGCGCAGCTGGTTGTCCTGGTCGTACACGAACCAATCCGGCGGTTTGCCGACAATGTCGACCGGCACCAGCAATCCGCCGACCTTGCCCCACATCACTTCCATCGGCTGGTAACCATAGAGCACTGCGTCCAGCATCTCGGTGATGATCCTCGACAGATCGAGGTCGGCGAACAGACTCTCGATCGACCTGGACACGCGGCTCCTGGCCTTGTCACGATCCAGCCCCCATTCCAGCGCCTTGACCGCCGCCTTGCGACGGCGCACGCAGCCGCCGACGTGGGCATCGGCACGCAGCTCGCGATAGATCTTGATGTCCTTGCCCAGCGCCTTCAGCACCGAGTCCGGGTTGGGCAGGTGCATGCCCAGCGTGTGGAAGTCGATGCTGCGCTCGCGCGTGGCGATCTGCTCGGACAGCGACTTGCGCGGCTCCCCGAACTGGATGAACTCGGTGGGGCTGACCCACATGCCTTTGGCTCTCATTGATACCCCTGGGTGATTTTGCTGCCGGCACGACGGCGGCGGGACTTCACTGTCACCGGGCCTTTGTTGATTTCACGGCTGGCAAAGTAAGCCAGCGCCACCGCCACAGCGGCATCGCCGTGGCGCTTGCCCTTGTCTTCACCGGTGCTGCGGCTATCGGGGATGCGCGGCACGCCCTTGACCACCTGCACGGCGCGCAAGTCGGCCAGGATGTCGGCGTCCTTGGGCAGATCGATCAGCTCGCCGTCCTCGAGCGCGGCCTTCACCGGCGGCATGTGTTCGCGGTACCAGCCTTCGGACAGCATCACCTGCTGGATGCGGCTGGCGCCGTATCGCTGCATGGCGTACTCGGCTAGCGCCTGGCCGTTGCCACGGGCGTCAAAGGCGGCACCGGTAAAGCGTGGCAGCCGATCCAGCAGGTAAAACGCTACTTGCTCTTGCTGGCGGAACGGCACATTGCGCAGCTCCAGGATGAACGGGACGCGGCGCACCAGGTTCTGCGTCTGGATCAGCGGCACGTGGACGGTGAGGTCACCAGTGCGGCCAAAGTCCTCGCCATCGAAGCTGATGGCGTCCGCCGGCAGCGCAGCCAGCAGCGGTGCCAGCTTGGCCTCCAGCCAGTCGCGGCAATCGGCGATGCGGATGTGGTCGGGCAACAGTTCAAAGCCCTGCGGGCATGCCCAGCGCAGCACCGGGGTGTCGGCCGACATGCGCGATTCGATCAGGGCGCGGGACAGCCAGGCGCCGCCGCTGTGCTTCGGAATGCAGCCGTATTCCTCGTCGGCGGATTCGGTGTTGGGCGCGTTCTTGTACAGATCGTCGCGCCATTTCTTTTCGCCCTCCGGCGTCCAGGTCTGGCCGGTGACGTAGCAGATACGTTTGTACAGGCCGTCCGCGATGGCGTCGTCCAGCGTGATGCGGCGCACGCTGTAGTCCTTGCGGCCCTCTCGCGCTTCCTGGATGTACTGATTGAACAGATTTTCGACGCCGTTGTGAGTGCTGATCAGCCGTACCTTGTTGCCCCACATGGTCAGCGCCAGCGCGGCCTTGAGCAGCTCTTCCAGCTTTTCGTGGAATGCCGCCTCATCAATCACCACGTCGCCCTGCAGGCCGCGCAGATTGGACGGCCGGCTGGACAGCGCCTGGATTTTGAAGCCGCTTTTGGGGAAGCGGATCATGTAGGTCAGGATCTCTTCCTGCTTGCCATCGTCCCAGAAGGTCTGCTCGTACACGTCGGCCTGCGCCAGCTCGTTGAACGCCTTGGCAAACAGCGCACAGGCTGCGATGTACTCCAGCGCCATCTCCTTCTTGCTGCCGACATAGAAGGTATTGCACCCACCACGCTTGCGAGGCTTGGCACCTTTGACAACATTGCGGCCGGCTTCTGCCCAGGTAATCCCTGTGCGTCGGGATTTTTCCCCGAACATGATCTGGGCTTCGTCTTCGAACCAGCGCTGCTGATAGGGCAGGAACACCGGTTCATTGGCCGGAATCGCGTCGGCCACATCCTGTGGCACCACCACGCCGGCCAGTTCCAACTCCTCGGCCAGGTCGATCTTGCGCGGCGAGCCCAGCGGCTCCAGGAGTTCGGCATCGGGCTTCATTCTTCCTCTGTCTCATCATCGGGAGAGGGTGGTACCGTCGCGACCAAGGCTTTCACCGCACACACAATTTCGTCAATCTCGAACTCGCGCCGTGTGTCACCGAGTGCACTACGGATCTTGTGAATGCCCATCTCCCAACGGTCCTTGCGAACCACTTTTCCGTCTGCTCGCAACTCTAGGTCTTCAAGTTTGGCATCCCGAAACTCAGGAAGCCGAATATCTCGCTCGGTTACTGCTCGCATTTTTCTATTCCTTACCCAGCAGAATGCGACGGATGCGGACCTCCATCTGCTCGCTCATGCCGTCCGAGCCGCGCATTTCCAGCAGCTTCTCCTCCTGCTCGGCCAGCAGCTTGTCGCGGGCCTCGCGCTCGATGCGGGCTTGCTCGTCCAACCTGAAGCGCTTCTGGTTGACGCTGGCACGGGCCAGGGTGGCGATGTTCTTGGCCGCGCTGGACAAGAGGCCAATGCGTTCGGCCGGGTCGATGTCTTCGTCTCCAGCCTCCTGCAGGTTGACGATGCTCTCGAACAACTCGGTCTGTACCAGGGCGATCACCGCCTCGGAGCGGGCGTCCTGATCGTCGGCCGCACCCTCTGTCAGCAGGCGCGCGGCCTCGGTGCTGGCCTTGATGGCGGCGAATCGCCGCTCGATTTTCTGACCGTAGCGGTGGATCGCCGACTTGCTGATGGCGAAGCCTTTGTCGCGCAACGCTTCTTCCAGCAGCTGGTAGCCGCTGAAATTGCCCTCGACCAGGGACTTGTCCAGCCACTCGCGCACAGGCTGGGGCAACTGACCGACACTGTTGCGGCGCGCCATCACTGGCTCCAGTACTTGGCCGGGCGGGCAATACCCGATTCGCAATCGATGGTGTACTCGGCGATGTCGGTGCCATAGCGGGTCAAGCTGCCCCACCAGCGGCCGGACGCCTCCTTGCGCAGCTCGACCAGGTCACGGCTGAACAGGTAGTCCAGCTCGCGGCGGACCTCGATCGGCGTCACGTCCGGGTAGATTGACTGCATGGTCATCTGGATTGGCGACTCGGACAGTTCCTCCGGACGCGCGTTGTACAGTGCCAGCAGCAGATACCAGCGCAGCGATTCGCGCCGGACTTTGGCTTGATCAATCACGGGTGGCCCCCTTCAATTGCCAGTTTTCAAGGCGCAACGCCACCGCATCGAGCTTGGCCTCGATCACGGTCTGGTTGCGGATGTAGTCTTCGCGGCGCACGTACTGGAGCGGCAGTTCGGCCTTCCATTGCATGAAATCGCGGTCCAGGTTCTGCATGCGCTCGACCACCCGCTGTTCCTCGTCGGCATGGCGGGCTAGCGTGGTCTGCATTGCAGCGTCGGCCGCCTGGCGCGCCGCCTCGAGCGAGGTGAATCGCTCGTCGAGCCGACGGTCGATCTGGCCGAACAACGCCTTGGCGCCACCGGCGACAGCGCCAAAGAAGGTGAGCAGCAAGGTGACCAGCTGCCAGAATTCGATCTGGACCGTCATGGTCTGGCCTCCTCGACATGCCAGTCGAGCAGGCGGTTCAGTTGGGATTCGATGCCACGGCAGCGCTGGCCGTAGTCGATCAGGTGAGCGAGGGCGTCGGCCTGTGATACCCCGGAATCAACGGTGTCATCGGCGGCGGCCGTTGCAGCAACGTCGGCGGCAGGGTCGGCTGCGGGCAGACCGTCACCCCCGGCATCGGCGCCGACGGCATCGTTCCACACGCGGACAGCACCACGAGTGAACACGCAGCGAGGAGCAGGCTGGAGTGCGGCATCCTCTGTCGGACGGTATTGGGTGACATCGGAGATCCTTTGCTGAAGGTGTTCGGCCTCTCGGGCATGGGTGGCACGCTCGTCGATCAGCGTCCAGCCGAGCTGGTTGGCAGTGGCGGTCAGGGCCTGCTCGCGATTGCGTGCGGCTTTTTCGCTGGCAAGGGCACGGGCAGACGTGGCGGCCTGATAGCTGGCCAGCGCCGTGGCGCCATCTGCGGCTGCATGAGCATGGCCCAGGCGATAGCCAGCGGCGCCACACGCAAGCGCCACGAAGGTGGCCACGCCGACCCCGGCCAGCCATTTCTGAAGTCGGCCCGGGTCAATCGGCATCGGCAGCATCGACCACCTCCTGCTTGATGATCCGGGCCACGCCGATAGCCAGCGCGGCCAGTGCATACCAGCGCGGCGGCAGCAACGCCGACAACTGGGGCAGCAGCGGTTCGGCCAGCGCCACCATCGCCGTCGCAGCGGCCAGACGTACCGACCAGTAGCGCCATGCTCGCCGCCATTCGGGTACCAGCGCCATCACTGATACCCCCGGGCCAGCTCGAAGTGCGGCATCTCGTGGAAGCGCGCCTTCGGGTTGCCATACCAGACCAGCCCCAGGGACTCGCCGATCTGGCCGGCGATCGACCACGCAGGGAACGCGGCGTTCCACATCGCCTTGCCATGCTGGAGCGGCACGATGTCAAAGGCGCGTGAGGCCGGCTTGCCGGCAATGGTGTGGTTGTGAGCGGATTGGCCGGCGCGGGCATTGGTTACGCGCGCACCAGGTCGGGTACGACCCTGGGCATACAGCGCATCCTGTTCGGCGCCGGAGCGCCAGGTGCAGGTAATCAGGATATCGAGACCAGCCTCCGCGCAGCGGCGCAGGAATTCGTGACAGACCGGTTGCAGGTCGGGGTGCAGGTCTTCGAGTTTTCGGCTAGGCATGGCGCCCTCCAGACGTGAACATGCCGCCATTGTCGGCGGCATATCTGGAGGGGTCTTTTAATCTGATTTAAGGATGGGAAAGTGAGTTTAAAGCTTCAAGCTTCGCAAGCAGAAGTCCCTCGCATACTTCGCGTTGCTCTCCTCCTTGCAGTATTCCGTGATGAATTCTAGTCCCACAGGATGGGGGGTTCTGGTGTCCCCGCTCAAGTTGAGCAAATCCCATTGAGTGAAGCTGTCGGACGCAAAATTGATCTTCCGAATCTCGGTCATCTGGAAAGGAACCTCAACCACGTCCGCACGGCTTTTATTGCCATAGTGGTCTACAAGCCCTGCATTCAGGACAAAGCGAATCTCATCAGCCTGTTGATTTGGGAAGTACGTCACAATCCCCTTGACAATTTTTTCCATGCCGAAAGTAGCAGAAGTCATATCAGATGAAGCTGACATACCAGGCAGCTCCCAGATAACTCGCAGACTCGTCTTCCCCCCATCCTTGCTTTCCTCGACTTTGAGGATATGGGAGTCGATCTCCTTGATGGTCTTGGGTGGCTCATCACCACATGCGGCCAGCGCCAATACCATAGCCAAAGTTAAGGTTGTTGCTGCTTTCCGCATATTCAATCCGCCCTTTTCTGCTGTTTTCATGTTTGAGTGCCTGCTTTAATGGCACGCCATTGTGGCGGCGATTCCTTCTTGTCGGAAATGCACTGCACATCATCCGCATGTTCGTTCGCGATGATGCTGCCCAGTGAGTACGACCGGCCTTCAAATTCGCATTGGCGGAGGCGTGCCTCGGTCGCAGCGACCGCCTGTCTTAACGTTGATGTTTGCCAAGCAAAATGCACTGCAGTAAAGCCGGCCAGCAATGCGACCACCGCGACAGCCAATGCCGCTTTGTAAATAAGGGCCACCTGTTTTTCCGCCGCTGCACAAGCGGCGCACGGGGCAGCCTGAATACCTTCAGGGAATGTCTGGGGCAGGACCACGGTCGACGCGGTATCTGGTGTGATAGATGCAGTGGAGCGCACGCGGTCAAGCCATTCGTTCAGCCACCGGTCCGCCTCGCGGTAGCGTTCTTTCGGTAGCTGCTGGTAATAGACACCATCGAAATAGGCGGAAAATTTTCGCCAGATTGTGCCCATGTCCGTATCCGACGCGTCGGCGATGGCACGGACCAGAACACGGATCTCTTCCTGTTGCTGCCACGACAGCGGTTCACTGACACTTGCTGTCGGCTCAGGCGACGCCACCCCGTTGATATGCAAGGTGACCGAGTTGGAATTGCTGACTTCAGGGCCGGTATGTTTCACATCACCCTGCACGGCCTGAGCGACATTGCCGTGAAAGTTCTGATTCATTTTTTCTTCCTGCTCCCCACGGACAAATGAAGCCCGGTCTGATCGACACCACCCTTGATCACCTGGCCTACATCGCCATGAAAAATTTGCTGCCCTGGGGAAGTCTCCTCTCCCAGCAGGACACGCATTGCCGCGTCCTGCAACGCAGGCGGGCAGGCACGGAACCGCTCTATCAGCACCCGCTCTGCTGGCGTCATGGCGCATGACGAACGCATTCCGGTCAGCACATATTGCACATCTACGCCGGCCAAGGCAATGGCGGACAGGTAGTCCCCATTCGGGGCGCCATCGCCTTTCTCGTAGAGGATTTGCGATCCCTTCGAGACGCCGCCCACGCGGCCGAAATCGGTCTGGTTGTATCCCAACCGTTTTCGCTCTTCTACCAGTCGCGCCCCAAGTTCAATTCTATGCACCAAAAGCCCCTTGCAAGGTTCAAAATTTTGAACCATAATCACCCCAACAAATCACCAACATCATTCATACAGGAGCCACTGCCATGACCCCTGCACAAGTCAAAGCCAGGTTCCGCCGTGAGGGGCGAACCTTTACCGCATGGGCGGATGAGAACGGTTACACCCGCAATGCGGTGTACCGCGTCCTCAATGGCTTCGACAAAGGCAACTACGGCCGCGCACACGAAATCGCTGTGAAGCTTGGCCTCAAGTCACCTGAGCATGAACACATCGCCGCATAAGGACACCATTGTCATGGGCTCTCAGCAGGCCTCGGCGTGCACTGCGTGCATCGTCAAGTTGATCAGCAAGAAAGTACAGCGTCCGTTGCAGACCCGCTTGTTCGGGACAGGCAGGCCAGTAGCGGGCTCGCTGTCGAAGTGCTGCCGTCAGTCTCGGCCCATCGGCCGCACCCTGCCGCTCGGCCTCTGCCGCCAGATGCAGGAAGGCCTGGGCAATGCCGTCAATCCGGCCTGCCAGTTCATTGAAATCGGCATCGAGCATGAATTGAGTTCCTGTGCAGATTATCCGCTTTTCATTCTATCCACGGCAAACGCCTTGCCCAGAGGCAAAACCGCTCCGTGTTTGGAGCCACTGCCAGAGAGGTCATTCCAATGATGAAACATGGCTGGAAGCGCATTCAGCCGACGTCGCTGCGTCATGCGCTCGAGTTGTGCAAGGACTACGCCAGGGAGCATCGCAACTTGTCGGTCGAGCGCATTGCCGACCGGATGGGGGTGGCAGATCACTGGACTGTCTACAAGTGGATCAATAGCGGCCGCATCCCGGCCAACATGATCCGCGCCTACGAAACGGTATGCGGCATCAACTACGCAACCCGCTGGCTGGCCGCCAGTGACGGCAGCTTGCTGATCGAGATTCCCACTGGCCGAAAGATCATTGCCGAAGACATCCAGGTGCTGCAGGGCGCACTGAACGATGCGGTCGGCAAGCTACTGCAGTTTGCGGCCGACAAGGCCAATGCGGTGGACACGCTGGCCGGGATTCAACTGGCGATGGAAGGGCTGGCCTGGCATCACGGCAATGTCGAGAAGTACGTGCAGCCGGAGCTGGAACTGGGGAATGCGTCATGAGCAAGACACGAACCAGCAGCACCGGTATCCGGGTGCTGGAAGTACTGAAAGCCTTGAAGGGGCAAACGGTCACCGGGCTTTCCAACAAGGATCTGGCCGATGCCATCGGCTGCCCGGCATCGGCCATTACTCGCGCTACGGCTGATCTGATCGAGGCCGGACTGGTAGTGAAACTGGATAACGGACGGTTCGCTCACTCGGTGCAGATGCTGCAGATCGCCCAGGCGCATGCCGAGCATGTAGCCAAGTTGCAGGGGCGCATTGCTGAAATCAACCAGCGCATTGCCGCTGGGGTATGGAACTAAGGGGATAAGGGGAAAAACATGGGACGACACGCTTCACCCACTACAGAAACTACGGTACTGCCCCCGTTGCCGGCGGCGCCGATTCTTGCAGACCAGAACCGGATGGCTGCGCATGCCACAGAAATCGCGGAACGCTTTGGCGATGGCCAGCCTTATGAGCGCGGTCGTGTGGTGTGCGAAGTGCGCTTCTATATGGCACAGAGTGCCGAGGCGATGCTGGAGGCGGGGAAGCGGCTGATTGTACTGAAAGAAAACGAGCCGCATGGCGAGTTTGAAAGCATTGTGCGTGAGCAACTTGGCCTGCCGGAGCGCACGGCGCAACGGATGATGCAGGCATCGATCAAGTATCTGTCGCCAGCACTGACGGCAAAAGCGCCAGCGCTGGCGCATTTGGGCAAGACCAAGCTGTTTGAGCTGATGACCGAGGACGATGACCAGCTGCAGGCCCTGGCCGATGGCGGCACGGTGGCTGGCATGACGCTGGACGATATCGACCGCATGACCAGCCGCGAGTTGAAGCAGGCATTGCGTGACGCTCGCGAGGACGCCCATGCCCAGGCGCGGTTGCTGTCGGACAAGAACCGCAAGCTGGATGAGATGGCCACCCGGCTCACCACCAGGACTCCACGCATTCAGACCCCGCCACCGGATGTCGAGGGTGAGGAAATTCGCAAGGAAGCCAGCGCGTTCGCGTTTGAGGCTGAGTCGGTAGTGCGTGGCAAGTTGCATGCAGCATTCCAGGCCCTGGCTGCCCACACCGAGAAGCACGGCATCCCGCATGACGATTTTATGGCGGGCCTGCTTGGGCAGTGCGAACTGGCCGTCAAGCAGTTGCGAGGAGAGTTCGGGGTCAAGCCGGGCGCGGATGGCCAGGACGTGCCTGCCTGGCTCCGGGATGACCAGGACCCGCTCGATTTGCCGCTGGCGGCAGATCTGGCCAGGGCATAACTCATGAGCGCCGTCCTGACCGAACGCTTGGTCGCTGTGGCGCTCGCCGCCCGCAGTGCCGGGCATGGCGGCAAGGGGGCGATCTATGACGCTGCCTGCCGTGACCTGAATCTGTCCCGCGCCACGCTGCTGCGCAAACTCAAGGAGGTCGCAGTGATGACACCACGCAAGCGTCGGTCTGATGCCGGGCAAACGGCCCTGAGCCGGGATGAGGCCATGTTGATCTCAGCTGTGTTGATGGAGTCCACGCGCAAAAATGGCAAACGGCTGTATGCCGTTGCTGATGCGGTGGCGACTCTGCGCAGCAATGACATGATCCGGGCCATGGGCATTGATACGGCGACGGGCGAACTGCGGCCACTGTCCGAAAGCACGATTTCTCGTGCGCTGCGCGGCTATGGCCTGCACCCGGACCAGCTGCTGGCCCCGGCCCCGGTCACCGAGTTGGCCAGCCGTCATCCAAACCATGTCTGGCAGGTAGATGCCAGCATGTGCGTGCTGTATTACCTGCGCCCGTCTGCGGATGCCCGCGCCAACGGTTTGCGGGTGATGGATGCTGAGGTGTTTTACAAGAACAAACCAGGCAATCTGACTCGCATCGCCAACGAGCGGGTATGGCGCTATGCCATCACCGACCACAGCAGCGGCTGGGTCTATGTCGAATATGTCACCGGCGGCGAGTCGGGCGAGAACCTGTGCTCGGTGCTGATCAATGCCATGCAGGAGCGTGGTGGCGCCGATGTGCTGCATGGCCGTCCGACGCTGCTGATGATGGACCCGGGGTCGGCGAATACGGCCGCCATGACTCGCAATCTGTGCCGGGCGCTGGGCATCCAGATGGTCGTCAACAAGGTCGGCAATGCGCGGGCCAAGGGCCAGGTCGAGAACAGCAACAATCTGATCGAATGCAAGCTGGAGCCGGGTCTGAAGTTCCAGCCGGTGCATGACCTGAATTCACTGAATGTCCTCGCCAGGAAATGGCGCAGCCACTTCAATGCCACTGCGCTGCACTCCCGGCACGGATGCACGCGCACGGCACTGTGGATGACCATCAGTGCCAGCCAGTTGATCAAGGTGCCTGCGATTGCGGTATGCCGCGAGCTAGCCATCGCCGAGCCGGAAAGCCGCAAGGTGTCCCCACGGATGACGGTGTCGTTCCATGGCGTCGAGTACGACGTGTCCCGCGTGCCGGAAGTGATGGTGGGCGAGAAGTTGATGGTCACCCGCAATCCCTGGCGCGATCAGGCCGCCCAGGTGGTCTTGGTCGGCGCGGATGGCCGCGAGTGCTTTCACGTGGTCGATGCCATCCAGCGCGACGAGTATGGATTCCGTGCTGATGCTGCCGTGATTGGCGAGTCGTTCAAGCCACTGGCACATACCCCGGCGCAGGTCGCGCTGGGGCGGATCGAACAACTGGTAACCGGTACCGACAGCGTGACTGCCGCTGAGTCAGCGCGCAAAACCAGGGCGCTGCCATTCGGCGGTCGGCTGGACCCGTACAAACCGCTGGTCGATGCCGATCTGCCTATTTTCATCCCGCGTCGTGGTACGGCTCACGAGCTGATTGCCCCGATCGTCGAGCTGCCGATGCTCACCCATTTTGAAGCCGCCAAGTTGCTCAAGCCCCGGGTGGAGGCCAATGGTGGCAGTTGGAGTGCTGCGCAGTTGAAGTGGCTGCAGCAGCGCTATCCGGAAGGAATCCCCCAGGATGCGTTCAGCGCCATTGTTGCAGAACTGACTGGCCAGTCGGCTGTCCAGAATCCGCCGCTTCGCCTGCTGAAGACGGCTTGAGGAGCTCTCATGCTGAAACTGAAATCCCTGCTGCAGCAGCTCGGCCGTACCCAGTCCGAGCTGGCCCGACACCTCAATGTCAGTTCGGCCACCGTGGCCCAGATCGTCAACCACGGCGAATGGCCGAGGAGTCTGGATGAGCGAGCGTTGCGGGAAAGCACCTGCATTTTCCTGCACAGCCACGGCGCGACTGCGGCCGAACAGGCTGACGCTTTTATCGAGGTGAGCGAGCTGCGCGCCAACGCAGCCCGCCCGGTCTCCCCATCGAAAACCCGTGAAGACATCAATCAGGAGGACTCCATGCTACTGCGCAAACAGACCTTGTATCCAGCAACCCGCAAACATTTCGCCCTGTTCCGCGACCCGTTTGCTGACGAGGCGGTCCAGTCGAACGAGGACATGTATATCAGCCCGGACATTCGCTACGTTCGCGAGGCCATGCTGCAGACGGCCAGGCATGGCGGACTGCTGGCGGTGGTCGCCGAGTCGGGCGCCGGCAAGACCACGCTGCTGCGTGACCTGGAAGACCGCATTCTGCGCGAGGCCCAGCCGATTACCCTCATCCGGCCGTATGTCCTGGCAATGGAGGACAACGACCAGAAGGGCAAGAGCCTGAAAGCAACGCATATCGCCGAGGCGATCATGGCTGCCGTGGCGCCGCTGGAAAAGCCGAGGTCGAGCCCGGAGGCGCGTTTCGCCCAGTTGCATAAGGCATTGCGCGAGAGTCACGCCGCTGGCTACCGGCATTGCCTGGTGATCGACGAAGCCCATGCGCTGCCCATTCCGACCATCAAGCATCTGAAGCGATTTTTTGAGCTGGAATCCGGCTTCAAAAAACTGCTGTCGATCATCCTCATCGGTCAGCCGGAACTGAAAGCCAAGCTCAATGAGCGCGCCCAGGACGTGCGTGAAGTGGTGCAACGGTGCGAGATGGTCGAGCTGACGCCCCTGGAGGGGCAGCAACTGGACGAATACCTGAAGTTCAAGCTGGAGCGCATGGGGAAACCGGCCGGCGATGTCATTGACGCCGGTGGTATTGAGGCGCTGCGCGCCAAGCTGACGGTGACCAGCTCCAGGCAGCATGGCGCGGAGACGGTGTCGCTGCTGTACCCGCTGGCCATCGGCAATTTGCTGACCGCATGCATGAACAAGGCTGCCGAGTATGGCTTTCCGCGCGTGACGGCCGACGTGGTCAAGGGGGTATGACATGACGCCGAACCGCGTATTGAACCCCGCTGCGACGGCTCGCCTGGGGCTGCAGAACCGTGTGCTGCGCCGCCTGCGCGAACAGGGCGTCCAGGTCATCGCCGTCGACTCTGATCCTGATCTGACGCTGCTGGTTGATGCGTCTGCCGGACCGTTGCTGCGCCGCCAGGCCAGTTGCATCACGACCCGCCGGAGTGCTGTCGGCACCTGGGTCAGCATCCACGTCGATGAGTGCCGAGTCGTGTGGAATGAAGTCCACAGCGTATTGCCATCAACCATGTCTCATCGGAGCAAGTCATGACCCGTATCCAGCCTCGCGAACTTCGCCGCCTGTCCGGGCGCACCCAGCAGACGTTCTGGCAGCAAGTGCATGTCACCCAGTCCGGTGGGAGTCGTTATGAAAGCGGCCGCGACATGCCTGCGTCGGTGATCGAACTGCTGCGACTGCACTATGTGCTGGGCATCGACACCCGGCAGATCAATGCCAGTAATGCCGAGCAGATCCGTGCCGTGCTGGAGAACGGTACGGCGGGTGGGGCATGAAGCTGAAATGTCCGGCCTGCGGCGCGCTGTCCAGCCTGGATGTGCTGATCGCCAGTGAGGGCGCGCGTGAAGCGGTGATGCTGGCATTGCGCGCTCCGGCCCCCCTCGGCAAGCGTTTGATCCAGTACCTGGCGCTGTTCCGGCCGCTCAAGCGGGAACTGAGCTTCGAGCGTGTTGCCAGCCTGCTGAATGAGCTGCTGCCCGACATCGAGCGTGCGCAAGTTCAGCGTAACGGTCGTGACTGGTCGGCACCACAAGTGGTGTGGGTGACCGCAATAGAGGTGGTGTTGGCCGCACGCGATGCCGGCAAGTTGCAGCTTCCGCTGAAAACGCACGGCTACCTGTATGAGGTGATCGCCAGCCAGACCAACCAGTTTGAGGCAAAGGCCGAAACGGCCCGCGAATACCGACGGCAGCAGGGAGAGGGCTGGCGCCAAGGCTGCGGCTTTATCCCTGCAGCCGACGCCCTGGCGCGAGATTCGCCGCCGTTGTCCAAGGCCAGGCGTGCGCCCATGCCGGCATTTGTGAAACAGACCTTGAACAAGACCGCCAGCTGATTAAGGAGATTCCAGTGGCAAAACAGAAAACCAAAGCGGCTGCCTTCGTGTGCCAAAGCAAAGAGCAGGCGATGGACTCCATCCGTGCCTTGGGTGATGCACAGCGAGAGCTGACCCGCATCGAGACGGAGATCAACGACCTGATCGCCGAGGCCACCGCGTCCCGCAAAGAGCAAATCAATGCACTCAAGGTTCAGGTCGAGACGCTGACCGCCGGTATTCATACCTGGTGCGAAGCCCATCGGGCGGAACTGTGTGCCGATGGCAGGAAGACGGCCAATCTCATCACCGGGGAAGTGTCCTGGCGTCAGCGCCCCCCCAGCGTTTCCATTCGTGCTGTGGACAAGGTGATGGACACCCTGCGCGCATTGGGACTCGACCGTTTTATCCGCAGCAAGGACGAACCGAACAAGGAAGCCATGCTGTCCGATCCGACGGCGGTTTCCGGTATTGCCGGCATCAGCATTGTGACCGGGGTTGAAGACTTCATTGTTCAGCCGTTTGAGGTCGAGGTGGTAACGGGTGTCTGAGCCAAATGTGCGAACGGATTGAGCACGGCTTTGTACTCACAATATTTCTCACCAGTAAGGATCTGACCATGACCAAGCAGGAACTGATCAAGCACCTGGCCGCCCAGGCGGACGTTTCCAGCAAGCAGGCCGAAGCCGTGCTTAACGCGCTGACCAGCACGGTGCAGGACACCGTTCGTACCGGCGGTGAACTGCTTATCGCTGACCTCGGAAAATTCGGCACATCCCAACGCGCAGCCAAAACCGGACGTAACCCGAAAACCGGGGAAACCATCCAGATTGCAGCCAGGCGCGTTCCCCGATTTGCGCCGGCCAAGGCACTGAAGGACGCCGCCGCGTAAAGCGAAACCGCGCGCATGGACACATGTGCGTGGTCTGCCCGGCAGGGTCGCCGGGTACTGATGAGCAGCCAACGATGAATGCACCGCAAATGAATCAAGAACGCCAACGGCTGATCCGCCTGGTCCACGTGGCCAAGCGCGATCTCGGCCTGGATGACGGCAGCTATCGCGCCATCCTGCTGCGGATTGGAAAGAAGGCGTCAGCTGCAAATTTGACCGTTCCAGAACTGGAGAAGGTTTTGGAATACATGAAGCGTAGCGGCTTCAAGGTGCGTTCCAAGAACAGCGGCTTGAGCCTGGCCGATGACCCACAGTCGAAAATGATTCGCGGCTTGTGGCTGGAGCTGGCGAGTATGGGCGTAGTACGCAATCCGTCGGAATTGGCCCTGCGTACCTTCGTCGCCCGCATGACCAGGGTCGACATGTTGAAGTGGCTATCGGCCGAACAGGCCAGCCAGGTTATTGAGCATCTGAAAGAGTGGCGCGAGCGTGTGATCTGGGACCGCCGTGCCAGGTTGGCAAAGGCTATGCACCTGGCTTCCCCCTCCAGCATTGAGCAGATGGCCGCACAGGAAGACCAACTGCGTGATGCAGCCAATCAGGTGCTTGGACGCAGGGCCAGCGTGGGCGATATGACCGAGATCGAATTCAAGGCCGTCATAGGACACTTTGTCAGGGAGGACGTATGAAAGGGGGGGCGGACTTCAAGAGCAAGGGGCCGGAACTATTGGTCGACCTCGCTCAACATACTGCGGTAGCGCTGACCGAGCTGCTGGGCATTGAGCCCGCCAGGGCCGAGCAGGCTGGCCGGGAGATCGCGGACCGCATGGCCGCACACTGGGGTGGCCAGAACATCTATTTCCCGATGGGGCTGTCCTACAAGCTGTCCCAGCGTGACCAGCAGATTTACGATGCGTTCAACGGCACCAACCATAGCGACCTGGCACGCAAGTACGGTGTCTCGCTGCAGTGGATTTACAAGATCGTGAAGACCGTCCGCCAGGAAGAGACGGCACGCCGCCAAGGCGACATGTTCACCTGAACGAACGGGCCACAATCTGGCCCGTTCTGACTTTCATCTGTTGCAACAGTTTTTCAGTTCTGTCGTCCAGACTCTTCCCATATCGTCCCGGCAAGTCCCAATTATCTCTGACTTCTCTGTCGGGATATCTCACACCACCACAGCACCCCGCCCGGATGAGACGAACGGGCCATCAGTGATCTCCAGCATCAGGAGGGTTTTACGGGGGTGTCAGATGACAACTTTCGAGTGTCGTTTCTGACTGCCGTGTTCCTCACCACGGCTCCAGTCGCCATCCCTGTCCGGTCGCCACCAGGCGATGCGTCAAACCCAGCCTGTCCATGAAGGCATCGTCGTGCGAGACCACGACCAGCGCGCCCTGATAGCTGCGCAGCATGGTCTCCAGCGCCTGCAGCGAAGGCAGATCCAGATGGTTGCCGGGTTCATCCAGCAACAGCAACTGCGCTGGCGGGTCGGCATAGAGCACGCATGCCAGCGCCGCTTTCAGGCGCTCGCCACCGCTGAGTGAATCGCTGGGCACGACGATTTTCCGGGCATCCAGCCCGAGCTGGGCCAGGCGCATGCGCAGCGCGCTTTCCGTGGCCGTGCGATTGGCGTCACGCATCTGTTCCAGCACGGAGCGCTGCGGTGCCAGGCTGGCCAGCCGCTGATCCAGATGGATGCCCTTAACCGGCGTTCTGCATGTCCCGGCCAGAGGCTGGAGCTGGCCGGCGAGGACTTTGAGCAAGGTCGACTTGCCGCAGCCGTTGGGCCCGACCAGCCCCACACGCTGCTGTCCGCCCAACGTCAGGCTGACATGGCGCGTGGCTGCCGGCACGAAGGGCAGCACCACCGCATCGAGCTCGGCGACACGTCGCTGTGAAGACGGGGCGACCGGCAGCGCGTGCAGCACGATGGCCATGTCGTCCTCGACCTGCCGGGCGGCCTCGTGCACGCGCCGGGCCAGTTGTTCACGGGCCGCGGCATGCTGCTGGTGCAGCTTGCCCGCCGAAGTTTCGCTGCGCGCTTTCTGACGGTCGAGCAGAATCCTGGCCTGATTGGCTTCGTGCCCGTGCCGGTTGCCGCGCGCCTGCCGCTGCTGCTGGCGCTCGTGCTGCTCGCGCAGGGACTGTTCTTCGCGCTGGCGTTCGTGCTTGCGCTGCTCAAGCTGCCGGACGGCGTTCTGCCGCTCCTGCACCTTGCACTGGGCGTAAAAGGAGTAATTGCCACCGTAGCTGCGCAGTCCCAGCGAAGACAGCTCCACGATGCGCGCCATCGTCTCCAGCAACTGGCGGTCGTGGCTGACGACCAGCAGTCCGCGCGACCAGCACTGCAGCTGCGCAATCAGTGCCTGGCGGCCCGGCCGGTCGAGGTGGTTGCTGGGCTCGTCCAGAATCAGGAAATCGGCATCCGACAACCAGGCACCGATCAGCGACACGCGCATGGCTTCGCCGCCGCTGAGCGTGCAGGCTGGCGTCGCCGCATCGAGATAGCCCAGACCATGGTGCTCCAGCTCGTGCTGCAATCGCTGGTGCATATCCCAGCGGTCGCCCACGGCATCGAAATCCCCGGGCGCCGTACTGCCCGCCTCGATGCGTTCCAGCGCATCGAGCGTGGCCTGCACACCGGCCAGACCGGCAACGGTCGGGATTGCCGGAAGCGATACCTGCTGTGCCAGGTAATACACGCTGCCAGAGCGCATGCAACGCCCGGTCGTCGGCGGAACCTGTCCGGCCAGCATGCGTGCCAGCACGGTCTTGCCGATGCCATTGCGCCCGACCAGACCGGTGCGGCGCAGATCAAACTGTTCGTTGAGGCCGGTGAAAAGCGTTCTGCCGTCCGGCAGAACATGGGATACGCCTTCCAGCGTGAGACCGGGACTCGTCAT